GAAACAATCGACGTTAATAATGAGGGTGTGCCAATGTTCGTCTACACAACCGGAGCTTACGTGTCGAATAAGGTGTTCAAAGACTTACCTCGCGACACGCTCCTAATCATAGATGAAGCGCACAACTTCAGCACTGACACAATCACAGCGGTATGCACTGTATCACACGGCAAACAATATAGGCAGCCAGCCTGGTCGCTCCAGGTTACGGCTTCTCCCAGACAGAAAGTGCCGGTGAGCATTTGCACGCCACTACCGAGAAAAGTCATCCTCACGCCGCTTTTGAATGAGGGCATGGTTTGGGATGAGGTGGAAAAGAAAGACAGACATTCCCTACTGCACATACTACCTGGTCACAATAGCTGCAAGAAGTTGGCACCATACTATTGTGTCGACAAGCAGTGCCGAGTCATCATCAAAGTTCGCGGCTCATGCTACGAATGGAAACAAAGTCTCGAACATGTCAACTTCCCGGAAGAACAACTCCCCGAGGTCACCAAAGGCCACAAGATAGTCGTGCTCGCAACTGAAGTACTTCAAGAAAGTGTGACACTAAACTGCAACGTGGTCGCTGACAATGGACAACGATACCGACCATCAGTCAATTACAGTGGTGTGGAAGACGTTCGCAATGAAGAAGATTTCAAGCTGTTCTTCGGCGCTCAGGAGGCGGACATGACACGAGACATCAACATCAGTGAAATAACTCAAGTAGCTGGCAGAGTTGGTCGTACAGAGTGGAGTCGAGACGGAGTCGCCATCATCGGCCGTGCATTTCCCCTGACACATGAAAGCTTGGAGCAAGCTTACGGCACGCGCAAAGGCAGGTTGATGGGGCAAGTCTCTGACTACATTCCGGTGGCCGCAATCAATATCGCCAAGAAGCTACAGAAAGGCTGGGAAAAACAAGCGCCTTACTACAGAGCGGAAAAGAACCTGCAACGGATCACAGATGTTTTCGTGCAAACAAGCACCCCGGGGCCTTATACGGATTACAAAACAGCACTTCCCTTTATTACGAACACTTACGGTGGTGAATGGGTACCCAAATCATACATCAATGCGTCGACTACGACCTTTGATACAATCAAATACCCTGAAATCAAGAAGGTGGTTCGGTCCGGAATGGGAAGGATTGCATACCCGACCTTGGGATGTAACACATCATCTGTTAAAACTGCTCCTCCGCCTGCGGTTAACGCTTGGGGCACTAAGCTTAGTTTTCTTCAGCGATCTATAACCAATGACGTGGAACCCAGTACCAGCAATGTGACGGAGGAAGTGCCGAGACCTGACAGTGCCTGCAGTACGCATAGTGAGTTGAGTTACTTGACAGTACCTGACGAACATATTCCAACCATCGAAGCTGAAGAGATCACCACATCACAGTCGTTCCATTTCGAGAGTGATCTCTGCGTTCAGGTCAAGTTGCCAGGAGGTGCCGCACACAATGTGGACATCAGACCCAGGGCTCTCGTCAAGCTTCCCAAAGGAAAAGGCAGACGCACACGTGAGCAGACGATAGACAACGCTTCGCGCAAGTTCTGCTATAGCTACCTATTTCCAGAAGCTAAGCGTGAGGAGGCCATAAAGAAGCTGGGCTACATGCCCCGGTTACACGAAGTCGTGAGCTTGCTTGATCATGAAAGTGTCACAAGTTTCGAGACGCTCAAATTCAGTTTCGCCAAGGCTGGCATAGTTCATGTGTACAAACAACGCAAACCCCGCAAAGGAGACTTCAATGCCTACATGCGGCGTCTGGCAGATCGGCAACCCAACTACAGGTTGGGTCTGGACCTTTCTGACGAGGCTGTCGCTTCCGACGAATCACTTGCTCATATGAAGGACCTTACCGTGAAACAACGGCATGAATTGGTCTCTCAAGAATTGGCTCTTAGTGAATTCCTGGCCCCTATCGTGGAAGAAATGGCAGAAGAAATTAAGCCCATTTACGTGCGGTCACCAGGTGACTGCTATAAGAAACTTGTGGGCATCACGAGCGCCTTGCAAGGCAACAACGTGACCATATCAGATGTGCTAGAGCACTCAAAGGAGATAATCCGAAGAGGTCATTTAATTGAATGGTGCGTGATGCCTGATGGTGATGTTCATGTGATCGATGTCTTCAGTCCGCAACAACGTTTGCAGAAAGTGATGGACCGAGCTTCTCGCATGCGTAACGGTGAACTGAATGTGCCACGTGTACCCAAGGGTAAGAAACCGGAGTTGTTCATAGAAGCTCTGAAGACAATGAATGAGCAGCAATTGGTTAGCAACAATGAGACACGATACCAAGATCCTGTCCGCAAGGCCATCACTCAGTTGAACACCGCGCTCAATCTTGAGAACATCGACAACTCATTAGTCCCTGCCATAGAGAAGGGTCTTAACCTGGGAAATTTGTACTGCCCCTGGGTGGTCCCCGAGCACAATGCGATGTACCTCAAGAATTGGGGCATCAATGTTGGGTGTGGCGCGACCGTGGAGCATGCGCATCCTGTGCACGCCGCGATGCGGAGATACATACACATTACTAAATTGCCGTCATTACTACCCGAAGGGGGTGATTTGTATTGGGTTTCAGACTCTACTGCTGCCTTGTTGCCGAAAGAGTTTCGGTCGCAATGTGCCATCAGGAACAGTCACGTGTCCGCGAGAGATTTTGCACGTTATCGAACCGTTGAACCCATGAGTTCCATGTTGCACACCACCGCAAAACGCGTGTTTATGAGTGAATGTGCTCAGTACTTCACGCCTTCCGATGTGGCTGCTTTCCATGAGGCCAATCCCTTGGTCGAGTTGCTTACTGGTGTGGAATTGTGCCGCCTGAAAGCATGGTGTGCAATTACTCGCTCCGACCTACGTTGTACACATTCAAGATTGTGGGCGAAACATTACATTACAAATGCGAGTCTGATGAGGATGAGTACGCACAACCGCTAGCTGCACATTGGTGGTACGTGGCCCGCACGATTCAGGGCTTCAAGAGTACAATCACTGTTACACGTGAATGGCGCAAGGGCCCTTTCTTCATCATGAGCACTACCACGCAAAAGGTCGCTAAGGAATTGACGCGCGATCTGGGTGACGTGGGCTATTTCAAGCTGTCCAATGTGGCTGTTCGAAGTCCTATACCGGATCTGGTCGTTTCGTCGGAAATCGTAAACATGTTGTACCTTTACGGTGAAAGCATTAAGAATTGCGAGAAAAGAGATCTGACCGCCCAGTTGCGTAGATGGTACCCCAGTGAAAACTGCAAAGCGATGCCACTGAACGTGCTAAAGACTGTCGTCATAATGGTGG